CTCACAAACATAATCATCACAGGTAAAATCTCCTGTTCCGTCTACATTTAGTGGGCATGATTTGAAGTCGTCATTATCATCAACCCAGAAGATTCTTCCAAATGTTTCAGATTTAAACATGATAATTAGACCTCATAAGTTAGCAATAGTGTCCCAGACTTCGATGTAGTTTCTCAACCAATCTTTCTGGTAATCTGTTAGTTCATTGTCAGAACTGCCATATAAAATATCATCTGCACTCATTAACTCTAAGTTATGTTTAGTGCAGAAATCTTCTAAGCAGTCTGATAACAAATCAAGTTGATTAAATGCTCTAATTGTTGGCATAGATTAAATGAATATCTACATTATAAGGACACTTTATGCGTCCCCCCTTGTTAACATAAAAAAAGGGGTTATCTCATGTAGAGATAACCACCTGCCCATCCAGTATATTCTGGATCATGTAACTTAGCACGATCATTTATGACTCTTAAATCATATCTAACGTGCTTAGCTGGTGCATTATATGATGCTGGTTTGTAAACTTGACCTGTATTCTTATCAACAAAAGCATGAACACATCCTTCTTTATATTCATTTCTGTCTTGAAATGTGTCGAAGTCATGTTGCATGATCTTGTAATACTTGCGTCCATTCTTTATAACGAACTTGGCAAGATTAGCAGTGCCATTCTTTACATTTTCTAACTGTCTTTTAGAGTAGTCAGAATCAGAACCAGCATACATCCTTACACTATGTTGTTTGTAATTTTCCGTTAAAGATTCTGTATAGGATTCAGTCCAGTCCAGAATTCTTTCAGGTAAAGATGACATAAAAAAGTCCATTAAGTGTTAATTAGTGGGAGAGACATTACAGGTAAGTAATTTTAATCAAACGTCATGTCTCTGCTTCTTATCATCTATGCTAACTTGTTTTTGATCAGTCTAATTAAGATGAATGTCAGAGTAGTTTGACCTGTAACTGTCTCTCACTATAAGGACACTTTAAGCGTCCCCCCTTGTTTAAACTCATCATATAACACATTTTCTAACAATAGTGCTTCAGATTCCCTTCTTTCATCATCAAATAGTCCTCTAATTGTCTGGACAACATGAACAAACTCATGTAATATGGTTGTTATATATTCTCTCTCTGGCAAGCTATAATGAACGTGTACTAAGAACTCTTGCTTACCTTCATCATTACTATCTTCTGCAATTTGACAGAATCCATAACAATTACTCTCGGTAAGATTACACTGATGAACTTCTACATCAACCTTCCTAAATTCAGGATATTTGATATAAAACCAATCATAAACTTCTTTCACTAAATGTAAACTATGATCACATACTTGTAGATCGCCTGATGTATATAAAGTCATGCTGATTGTACTCCTAAGTGAAAGTTTGCTTTAGAGAATCCTTCCCTATTAACTATCTTAAATGAACCATAATCGTTAGATAAAACATAACCTTCATGGTCACATCTCTCTTCTTCGATGTAACATTCTATGCTATCATCAGCCTCTATGTGATAACATAGTAGATCAATCTTAATTGATTGTATTAACTTCCATAGTCTTAATACGTTTACATCACAATCATTATCATGTGCAATCGCCTCTAATGTTATATCATCTATCTCAATATCATTCTTAATACAAGCATTAAAGTGCTTCTTTATCCTTGCTATTTGTCTAGTATTAGTAGGAAATTCGCATAAAGTTGCAACTTGTCTTGCAAAATTGCATCTTTCAATAATATCTTGTCTGTTACTATTGATATAAACATCTGGTTTAACAAATAGCACATTGTTATTACTTTCCAAGTTAAATTCAAGAGGGAAAGCTTCAGCATCCCTGAGATCTGACTCTGCTATGTAATAAGTATGAGGTGCAATTATGATTTCTTCGGTAACTTTATCTTGGAAGAAATATCTGATGGTGTTAGGATTGTAATTATCGCTGCCACCAAAACCGATAAAATCACCTTGGTAGATAGTAACTGAACGAGGAAGATTATCAAGGCAGTGATGCAAAATAGTTGCCACTTTTCCTTGATGATTGTTATCAATGTCTGCATGACTGCTGTTGATTTTGATGAGTTTTTTGTTGAAGACACTTTTAGTACCTACAAAGAATAAATTAGTGGCAGGATTTGTACCCCAAACTATTGCTGGAGCTCCGTCAATCTTTGCCGATATGTTACCATTAGCAGTGAACCAGTTTAATACATTTAAGTCACCACTGATTACACTATCTTCTGGGTGTTCTAAATGTTTGTTTTGCATTGGTAATAATAATTTTCAGTTTAACATAAAAAAGGGGGTTTTACAACCCCCAGTGTAACAAATCTTACACATTTACACCTGCATACTTTAAACCTTCTTTGGTTAATGCTTCCAATAATAGTAAAGGAAGGAGTGCGATTGCGAAAGCATCACGAGGATAATCTTTCACGATCTTGTGTAAATCAAGATTGTTATTTGTTGGAGTTTCTGTTACTTCAGTCACTTTATTCACCTTTGGTTGTGTAACTTTATTTACACGTTTAGCAGGTTTTTGTGTAACTTTCTTAACAGAAACTACCTTTGTTTGTTTAACAATAGTAGGTGATTCTACTTTTGTTTCTTTAACAATAGATGGAGAAGCTGGTGCAGTAGCAGTTGCTTTTGCAGTAGATCTTCTTCTTCTTGTTGCCATAAGTAGTTTTTTCAATATACAATAGATGTAAGGATCGGTCAAGAGGTGCTTCACCTAACTTCGGTTATGAGTGGAATTACCATGCTCTATTTCAGCACTACCACTCAAGGTCGGATGGGTACTAACTCGACCCTTACACTATAAGGACACTTTATGCGTCCCCCCTTGTTCATAAGAACTCTTTTAAATCTCCTCTTACTGTACCAACTCTATTTTTTATCAATTTACCATAATCCTCATGTAATTCGCACCCTATGTAATACCTTCCTAACTCTTTTGCTACCATTGCAGTAGTTCCAGATCCTATAAATGGGTCAAGAATAATATCATTTTTCTCACTACCAGCTTTAATACATGGTATTATTAAATCGGGTGGAAATACTGCAAAATGAGCACCTTTATAGGGTTTATTTGTTATACTCCAGACACTACGTTTGTTCTTAGTTGGATATGATTTAGTGAGTCCAGAATGGGGTTGTAATCCTGTACCTTTATTATGATATTTGCCATTAGTTCTATCTCTAGTTCCCCAATCTTTAGCTGGTTCTTTAATAGCATCATTATTATAATAATATTTCTTGTTCTTACTTAGTAGGAACAAATATTCGTGAGATTTAGTACATCTATCCCTCACACTTTCTGGCATTGGGTTAGGTTTATGCCATATAATATCTTGTCTTAAATACCATCCATCTGCTCTTAATGCAAACGCTAACATCCAAGGTATTCCAATTAAATCTTTTTCTTTTAACCCTTCTAATTTATTACCTCGTCTTGCACATTTGTCTGGTAAATCTTGTTTAGTAGCAGACACAGTTTGTTTAACTAATGCTTGACCTTTTCCAGGTCTATAGTTATAATAACTGTCACCAATGTTCAACCATAATGTTCCATCTTCTGTTAGATTATTTCTTACCTCTCGGAATACTTCTACTAATTTTTGAATATACTCTTCTGGAGATTCTTCTAACCCTATCTGACAATCCTCCCCTCCATAGTTTCTTAAACCATAATAAGGCGGGGATGTGACACACATCCTCGCTTTTTCATCGAATTGTTTAAGTGTTTCGAGACAATCTCCAAACAATATTGTATCTTTCATTTGGTAATTACAGAGATAGCTGGTTGACCTTTATCAAAGACAGTATCAACAACTGCCTCTACTTTACGTGCAGTTGATATACCTACCTTATCCCAAGTAGGAACCACAACTAGACCATAAGTTTTTGATTCACTGCCTTTTCTTATTACTCTACCAATAGTTTGACTAATAGTAATGTAATCCATATTTCTTAGAAACAATGCAGCTTCTAGTCCTTTAACATTAATACCCTCAGATAGAATACTGTGATGTAATACTACAAATCTCTTTCCATCTTCTTTACCCCACTCATTGAGAGTATTAAAGAATGATTCACGATTTACTTTCTTACCATTGATAATAGCTCCTGTCTTAGCAGTAATATACATCCAATTATATCCACGAGTTTGTAACTCATAGGCAAAGTCAGATTGAGATATTAGATTAACAATTTGCTTTGTAGATCTTGCACAGATAAGTATCTTATCAACCTTGACATCATCAATAGTTGATAATACATTATCACAATCATGTTCATGCTTGAATCTACTATCATCCACAACATCAATCTTCTTAACTATAACTTTAGGTGGTAAGATTACACCTTCATCCACTAACTTAGGTGCTGGAACATTGCATAATACTTTACCATAGATGTCCTCATCATTCATTCCTATCTTAAAAGGAGTCTTAGAATGTTTAGGTGTAGCAGTAAAGAAGTAGCAACGATTAGCATACATTGAGTAATACTCAGTAGCTTCAATAAAGTTCTTCTGAACACTATTATGTGACTCATCAAAGTATATTGTATCTACAAATACATCAGAATACATTAACTTATGAAGTGAATGATATGTTGTAAATATAATCTTATTACCAACATTATCACCTACCCATTGTCTAATTAAATCAATCTTAGTTGTGCTTGTATAATGTGTCTCTCCACTATGAACATGAAGAACATGAACATTATCAATTAGCTCTAAGAAATCTTCACATAGTTGTTGTGCTAATAGTATGCGAGGTGCAACAACTACAATAGTTTTTGGAGTGCTATTGAATTGTAAATGATACTTTGCATCCTCAATCATGCACATAGTTTTGCCGCCACCAGTCGGTACAATAACTTGACCCTTACGATTATCCTGTAAGGTATTAAGTATTGATAGTTGATGGTCACGAAGTTGAATCATTAAATAATCACCATTAAGTATATTATACCATAAATGGTATTAAAACGCCATACAGACGCTTACACGTACATTATAGGGACACTTTATGCGTCCCCCCTTTTATTTACTTGTAACTTTATGTTTTAATTCTTTCTCTGATTTCTTTCCTAGATTCTTTAATCTAATGTCACGCAATACTCTTTCTCCTTTTTTAGTTACAGCCTTGCGTTCTTTAGTTGTTAAACCACTTGCTTTCACTGGTTTATACTTAGGATCAACAGTTTTCTTCTTAGTTGATAACAACTCATCTGCTGTTTTAGTTTTAGCACCAGACTTTGCTGCTCTTCTCTCCATTGCAGCCTTTCGTTGTGCCTCCCTTGCTGATAGGGCAGCACTTCCTCTTGTTTTTTCAGGTTGCTGTTGATTCCTTGATCTTGGTTTGTTAGCACCAATATCTGTTCTAGGTTTATAATCTGCTGCTGGTACAGTTTTACCTCCACCGACTGCTTTAACTCTAGTCTTATCAATATCTCTCTTCTTGCGTGATGTGCGAATACGACCACCCTCACCAGGTTTCCTAGATGCCTGACCTTCTAGTTCTTTATCGTATGCTTCAGCAATAAATTGTTGAAAAGACTTCATTAGATATATCTTTTTAGTTATTTAGTATCATCCTTCTTAGCAGCACCTTTGAAGACTAAATCATTCTCATAGAAATACTTTACTCTTTCTCTTCTTAATCTTTTT